GCTGGAGAGAAGAAAATATCAACCCTTGTAGCGTACTTGGAGGGGTTAATCTCATGGTTACGCATGAGTGTGAAAAGTTGCGCGCGAACAGACTTCGGCATGTCACGCATCCCCTTGCTGGGATGGCCAAGCCCACCCAGAGCCACGGGAAGCTCCGGGGGACGACGAAGTCTGCGAGCCTTGGCGCGCACGTCTTTACACAGGACTCGGGCCACACGCCGCAGTGCTTTCCACTGCGGGGCGAAGTAATTACCCTTGTCCATTACCCCATTACCATCTCGCATGAACTGCTTCAAGGGGTAAGGGTTATAAAACCGAGGCTGGCCGCCCGGCTCGCCCGCGAGACAGAAAGTCTCGCAGAACGTATAACCCCTATCCGAAACGAAAGTTTTCCCTTGATGCAGACCCGAGCCTACCGCCGTGATACTTTCACGGTAGGCTCTCACTTGGTGAGGCAGCGCAAGAGTCGCCAGGTCATCTCCGCAGATGACGGTCGCGCGACCAAACACTTCCGCAGCCCAACCGTTGATGAGAGACAACATGGTGAACGAGAACGGAGTTCCCATCAAGCATCCCCTGTTCATAGGGACGTCAACATGTGTCTCTTGACCATCAACAGCACCAAGTGTGCGAACCTCCTCCCACTGCCTTTTGGTGAAAGACTTCTTCTGATATCTAACATAATGCTTCGACGGCCCAGTGCCAAGGGACTGGGAAATCGCTTCCGTGTACAGGCTGGGCAAGCCCGCACGGCCAAGACCGCGAACAACGGCCTCAATAGCATTATGGGAGAAACCATCAGTCGCCTTAGTCAAATCGGCGCTGATCCAGCGCCAATCACCACGTGCGCGACACTGCATACCGGTTACGAACCCGTTCGGATCGACTCTCTTGTCAAAAGAGCGAATCCGTTTGTCCAACTTTCTAAGGACAGGGAACACGGCCTTCCTGCAGATGTCACCCACAGTAAACACAGGTGGAGGAGGGATGGTAATCACACGCACCTTGCAGCCCTGCTCAGATATCGGCGCGGCCTCGTGGACAAGTCCACGGTCCCAGCTGCCGTCCGTCAAACGGGAAAACTCATTCATCGACAACAAGGTTCCGTAACCTTGCATGAGTTCACCTACTTGTCCCGTAGACGGAAGAGGCATCCGCGCAATATTGAGCAGCCTGTTAATGAGGGAGTCTTTCCCAGGGAAAGCGGGACCGGCACGGCCGGCCTCCAGAACAGGACCTTCGAACAGCCAGGGCACGCTGTTCAGCCAGTCAAAGGGTGTCGACACCCCTTTATGTTCATGGAAGCGGTTAAACTCAGAGGTTATGAGCCCCTGCAGCCAGCCGTCGTACCCGCCTTTAGACCCTGGGCCCCCAACTACAGCATTCTTGCTGCTAGGTGCATGTACCCAAGTACGTTTTCTCAACTTATCCCCAAACCTTACCACTATGCTCTCTTCAAGGTCCTGACAGACATCGTCAGGACAAGCATAGGGTTTGGAGATATTACGGGCATGGGCGAGAAGCCCTTCAGCGACGCGGCGAGGCGATGCAACTGGAAGAGCTCGAGCACACCTGGTGAAGGCCAAGATGCGCTTGGGCTCGTGCAACGCCTGTCGTTGAAGCCACCGCTGAAGGACTGCTGGGAGTTCATCCACGCGATCTGTCAAGGAACCCGTAAGCGCAACGTTACGGAGGGACACGCACAAGGCCTTCACCTTGTCCGAAGTCCAATCAGATCCACGTGGACCGGAGGCGGTTACCCACCTCCTGAACACCCAGCACCCATGCTGTTGAGAAATACCACTGGCCACGAAACCGCCCCAAACTGCCTGCCAGACGGCAGTTTGGGTATCGACTTTACGCCGATGGGACTTCTTCTTCCTAGGGTTTTCACCCGGGGTTGAAGAGGGACCTAATACACGGCCAAGAAGCGTTGTTGGAAGACGACGCTTGATGATCTTCGTATAGGAGG